CTTTCGTGTGGTTTGTAGGTTACAAATGTAAAGATAGTACATTTTTGTTAAAAGATGACACGAAGGATGTAAAGTCGTAAGATTTTTAATAATATACCCCTTCATCTCTCCTTTGTACGGGGGATGAAGGGGCGTGGTTGTATCTGAACGTATGCACTAACGTTTAATCCCTTCAAAAATACTTGCTTTTTCCTGTGGCAAAAGTTTGCCCATCATTGTAAGGGTATTTGAATTGAAGGAGGGCGAAATCCTTGCCGAAACGTTATTAGAGCTTGGAGAGAGAGAAATAGTCACGTATGCGGAAATACTCACTCCTTGGACATAAAAACTATAAATAACGCTTCCGTTCTTGTCCGTTTTCATTTTGACGTCCGATACATTTCCTTCGACAGTGAAACCGCCTAATCCGTTTTGAAGCGGACGGGGGGTATCGAAACTTACTTGCACGGTAGCTTTTTTATTTGCCATAGAAATGAAATTTCTCGTGGCACTTACACTTGTTGATCTACCTCTTTTGAAGATCAAATGGTGGGCTTCCAGTACAAAATTATTGTTTTCCAGAGCCCGGATCGCTTCCTTGTACAATCGTTCATTTTCTTTTTGTTGAGCGATTTTACGTTCTTGTCTGGTTAGTTTGCGTTGCTCTTTAGCCGTCATGTTTTGTGCGGTTAGCGACGCGAAGGTGCCTAGCACGAGGGCCAGCATCATGAATAATGTAGTGATGTGTCTCATAATATAGTGTATTTTGAGATTTTTACGTGAAAGAAACAAGAAAGTTATTCCCCTGCACCCGGGAAAACCTGTTACGAGAGGGCGTTACTATTTCTTCATTATTCTGAAATCTATTGGTAACATCGGGTACATACATTTGTGACGCAAAATTTAATCAATGAAACTTTGAAAACATGAAAAACAATTTATTATTATCACTTGCGCTCGTTGTAGCTTTATTCTCGGCTTGTAATGAAAACTCCGATCCGGAAATCGGAGGTGGAGGCAATGAAGAAGAAAAACCGGTATTCGGAACGTATCTGACAGGAGATTTTCACCAACACACGGCTTACTCGGATGGTACGAATCCAATTAAATTTGTCTATTCTCAAGCTAAAAAATATGACCTTGATTTCTCCGTGAATAGTGAACACGGGGGTGCTTTCGGGGGTGATGCCAGTGAGGGGGATTTCGAGGGAGAATGTCCGAGATGGAGTGAAACAACCGTATTTAAAGGGGATGCAAACGGCAGAAACATGTGGCGTTGGCAATCGATAAAAGATTATAGTTGGTTACAGACAAAGGCTTTCGGGGATGCAAACAAAGATATGATTATCATGCAAGGTTTGGAATGGAACCCCGCGGGACACGAACATGCGAGTACGTGCATTATCACGGGACAATTTGATGGTCCCGATGCTTCGAGAAATGCTGATGCGATGGCACAGTTTGAATATATGTTTGATAACAATGACAAGGATCAGACTGGCGGCAATGAATACGGTTGGGTTAAGTCCTCGAAAGCAGGTCACGAAAAAACAATGGAAGCCGCGGCTTGGTTGCAGGCTAATCACCGGAAAACAAGTTGGATAGTACCTGCACACCCGGAACGCCAGAACAAATGGTCTATATCCGATTTCCGGGATTTGAATGATGTCGCACCGGATGTATTTGTTGCTTTTGAAAGTACTCCGGGGCATCAAGCATCCGCGAACCGTGGAGGAATAGGTAATTCATCTTCATTCAAAAAGAGTTATACTTACGGCGGTACCGGTATCATGGCAGCACAAGTCGGAGGACTCTGGGATGCGATGTTGTCCGAAGGGCGGAATTTTTGGTTAGTTGCCAATTCCGATTTTCATAAGCATGTCAGTAAGGGGGCGGATGATTTTTATCCCGGTGAATACCAGAAAACATATGTGTCTGTCAAAGAAAAAACGGCACAAGGTATTGTTGACGGTCTTCGCTCCGGTAATATATTTACGGTTCATGGTGATCTGATTGATAAACTTGAATTTTCTATCGGCTCGGCAACCATGGGACAAACGTATACTGCAAAAACAGAAAAAATCAAGATTAGTATTGTTGTTCGGGACCCTGAAACAAACAATAATAACATGTACACGTCGCTGACAAATCCAAAACTTGATCATATCGATTTAATCGCCGGCGAAATGCGTTCTAAAATAACTAAAGGTTCTGCGGAATACAGTATCGACAATTACGATAAAACGAAAGTTATCGCTCGTTTCGATGCAGTCGGTGGTGTAACTGACGCGAATGGTATCGTGAGCCAGAAATGGACAACCCGAGAAGGGGGAGTTAAAGTGATCGAGTACGAGGTGGAACTTACCAAGGATACGTATTTTAGGTTACGCGGAACAAATCATGGCTTGAATAAAGCAGGTGAAACCGATGCTAACGGAAATCCGTTAGTCGATACTCCCACGGCAAATAATGAAGCCGCGGCAAAAGTCTCTTTCGAGGATTTATGGTTTTACTCGAATCCTATCTTCGTGAAGAAAAATTAAGTAGTTAATAATCTACAAGGTACCCACTTGACTTTTCTATAGTTAGGTGGGTATTTACTTCCTATAAAAAAACCACCTACTTTCGTAAGTGGCTCATTTTCGGTGACCTCGGTGGGACTCGAACCCACGGCCCATTGATTAAGAGGCTTTGTTTTTTATGGATGCAATAAGTTGACTTATAGTGCTTTGTGTTTTTGGTTGTGTTTGTTATTGTCAATAATATAGAAATTAAAATAGAATCTACTTTTTTTATGGCTTCTATTTCTACAAATATAGTATTTTTAAAATGATTCTACATGATCGCCGTTGAGTCAAGTCTAATATAATTTCCCGAAAGTTTGTAATAGCGTTTTTAATGCTTGATTATAAGACTCCTCAAATCCTGCATTTAATGAACCGTCAGTGAAGGCCAAATAACGGGTTTCTAATCCACTTGTTAATGATATTTGACTGCAAGCTTTTATTAAATTATTCCATGCCCCATTTAATCCAAATAGCAAGTTTTTTGACAATTCGGTTTCGGGTAAAGTGCTGTAATCGTCGCGATCCGCAGATTCATTATTAGAAATTAGTACAAAATCACCGTCATATATTCGCCATTCGATTATATTTTTCCCGGATAATTTTATATTGTTGTTATATAGTTTTGCCTTGCCCGTGAAAAATAAATCCCCGACAGTCTGATAAATAAACTGCCTCCCAAACGTTTCTAAATGTGCCTGCCCCACGGCAGAAAAACCCATTAAGTTATTAACAGTGAATCCGGAACACTGTAGTATTCGGCATAATTCACCTTTTGTGGTAACTCTGCCGTACCAACTGACACCATAATTACCGTTATTCTTATACGTATTTTTTTCGGTTTTCATGAATACGTCATAAGGAGAGAGGTTCATGACTAACATCATATCAGTACGATATGGTACAGTCGCTATTACCTTGTTGTCCGCATCAACTTTGAAATATTTTGAAAAATCTGAATTATAATCCAATCCTCGGTTTGATGCCGCAATTCTCAACTCCTTGTAATTTGAAAAACGATCAATCAAAGGAACTGCGGCGGCTTTGTATGTTTCCGCACTTCCGATAAAAGGTAAAACATACATTAATTTATCTATCCAACCGTCATTATAACCCGAATCAAAAAAAGCCATTAAGGAGTTAATTTGCTCATCCGTGAAATCGAAATTGTTTTCACTCATTCGGTTTAAGTATTTACCGAGCAATGAGTATTTAATGATTCCATATTTTGTTAAAACCGGAAAATTGTCCCCGGTTACGACTCCTTTTAACGTTGTTACTGTTGTCATGCCATATAAAATTAGTTGTTAAAATATTCCATTGACCCGTCAGCCCCTACAATAAAATGGGGATAATCAGAAACATCCTTTGTTATACTAGAATCGAAATTCCATTTCCCACCTTTCGTGAAAACTCCTACTGTCATGAGATTTCCTATTTTATTAAACGCCTCTGAACTTGTAACATTCAACATACCCTTTTGTTTTGCGTATTGTAATATTTCATACAGCATATACAAACGGGTATTAGGGCAAGGCGTCCAGTCACTCCACTTGTTTATTCCTTTCTCGGTTGGCGGGTCTAAATAAGTATCAGGATAAGTAGTTATATCTCTCAAAGGATAAACCCATTCATCAGGATAAGTACCCCCTTCTGATACTAAGGAACCGGGTAATTTATTTAACCAACACGGTCTGTAAGCATGAAGAGCGAATACTACCCAACCTTTCTTCACTATAGCTTCATCTACTACTTTTTTCCATGTTTGTAATAATTCGGGTTTGTACGAGTTATCTGGATCTTCTTGACCTATATATCCCGGTTGATTTTCCATAGGAAGTCTTACGATGGTAGATGTCAAAGGAATCGTGTTAACTTGGGATATCTTTATATTTCCAAATCCCCATGGAATATATCTATTAATTATTGGCACTAATACATAAGTAGATGTTCCGCCTGGAGTAACCCAACACTTGGTTTTGAACCCGAACGACGTGGCAATTCTTAACCACTCCCCCCATTGATAATCTACTGGGAAAGTGGGATTATACATTATGACACGGTCTGTGTTGTAATCCTTAACATAGGGTTTAATATACGGCGTGGGAACTTCAACCCACTGTTTAATATGGTTAACCATATAGTTTTTATTTTTGGAAGATACGTATACACTCGTGGTGTGATTGCTTGCAACCCCCGAGTAATTTGAATTAGCCAAAATAGTATTTGCTAATTCACTGTCAAGACTTTCAACTAAATAATTTGCATATTCATACCGAGCGGTCATAGAGTGGGCCATAATCTCCCACCCTTTCTCGTCTTGAAGTTTTTTACAGATTTTACCATTATCGTTTAGTTCGGGGGTGTCGGCTGTAAATCCGACTCTTTGGCCTTCCATAGCCAAATTCCCCCGTATGTCACCAACGCTTTCCAGAAGAGGGTACAACAAAGATTGATACCCGCCCCCAGTCATCCAAGATGAAGGTCCGGATGATGGGATAAATTTGTCGATCGTATCATCGTCATGAACGCAAAACATAGGGCGATTTTTCAAATCTTTAGTTGAAGGAGTAGACCACCTTCCGTGAGAAGTTAATACTTTATCTTTTACTCTATCCTCCGCGTAAGATGTACTACTAATCGCCGAAGCTACGGCGGTTAGTGTTGTTTGAATACCTCTGAATATTAAATCTAAACTTGCGGATTCTAAACGGGGTATATTTAATCCTTTTTCAGTGATTTGATAGATAACATTTCTATTTTCATCAAGTACAACTTTTAAAGCGTTGGTAATATCCTCTTTACGTGAATTTTCACCCCCGAATCCGCCTTTTTCAATTTCAACCGATGCATCTTTTTTTATCACTCCTACGATTGTCCCGTTTTGGTCTTTTAGGATGTGGACTATTTCATTAATAGCGGGAATTTCAGTACAAATAGCATCTAGCCGACCGATGATTTCATCTAACGTAAAATTTACTTCATCGTTGTCGGCTCCTGAGCCATTTTGCCTTACACGTAAATTAGCATACCCCGCTGGATTTGCTTTTTTTTCAAAATTTATAATGGCAAATTTTGTCCCTGCAGGAATTTTACCCGTGGTATTCGTTAAGATAAATGTTTCGATATTAAAATCCGTGGATGCAAAAAACAAAAAGTTTAGAATCACCGCTCCGTTAACAGTTAGTTTTCCGGAGTCTTTAAATATTGGTACTTGGGCGCTGTCATAATTGTTTGAAGCTATATAATCTCTATATACTCCGTTTTCGAGTCTAGCCACAAATCCTATTGTGGGAGAGATATAGCCCGAATAGGATAAGGAAGTTTTTTCTAACTTGGTAAATTCAGCATTTAAATTCCTGTCATTCTCGTATATAATATTTGCCGCCTCTTGGCCGGTGATACCCTCGGTTATTTTCTGTAATTCTGCCATATCTTTATACTTTTAAAAATTCCATATTCCGTTATCATACCAAAAACCTAACATATTCCACGTACCGTCTTCTAAAATCCACGGCCGCCCGGCTACATTTGCCATATAAATAGTGGCCGTTTGACCCGTCGTGTTTTGGAAGATGAAATAGCCGTGACCCACGTTTAAACCTGTTGCCGTAATCTGGAAAGCCCCCGCATCGCCTCGTGTTGTATCCAGTCCTATATATTGAGTAGGCCCGCTTATTAGTTGCCAAGGTGAAGAACTTGTAAGTACAAAAGTTTCCACGGTATCGGGATTTTCCATTATTATACGGGTAGGCACAACGTTAATATATTGTCCCGGAATGGCTGGCGCCTTTTCAAATAGCGGGTAAATGGAAGTCGTCGATATAGTTACTAACGACCCTAAACCTTCGGCCGTTTGATTAGTGTAATTTACCGTCGCCCCAGCTTCATACCCGTACACGAAATAACGGCCCGATTTTGTCTTAAATAAGACGATATACCGCCTTTTAGTTGCCATGTGCAGGGACGACGCCAGCGAGGCCGAAAGATCGCCTATAAACGTTTCTACGGTGTGGGAGTATGTCCCGTTGTTAAACGAGGACGAATATTTAGCGCTATCGGGGGTGGCTATATCCACGTATGCACTGTCACCCCGCTGTAATACTTCGGAAACATAACAGTTATCATACAGGCCGTCACCGTCGAATTTAAACCCGCCGAAGTCGTCGAAATCTAAAAGCCTGATAGCTTCTATGCCGCCAATATTATAGCCGCAATTAGGTACTAAACTATTTATTCTACAATTTCCCATACACTAAAGACGAAAAACGCGGTATTCGTCAAAAAAATACCGCGCTTTCGGAAAGAAAAACAAGAAACAGAATAATTACGGTGTAACGGTTTCTTGGTAAATAGGGGTAATTACCGTTGGATTTAAAACCAGTTGGCCGATTTCTTTTGAAACGCCCTGTAGTATTACAGTCCAGCCTGTCGCATCGGCTTCGGCCGCGCCGCTGTTATAGTCGAAGCCACCCGCGGGGGCACTAAGACCGCCCGTACGGCCCAGTACGATAATTCGGCCGGCGTTATCGATCACCACGGCGATAAACCTACCTAAGCTAAGGGCGTCACCTTCGTTAAGTACGTCTATATCGTATTGGTTAAGCACGGCGTTTACTGTATGCTGGCGATACTTGCCGCCGTTACCGCCAGCTAACAGCGCGTCGGTAAAGGATATGGTATTATTTTCGCCAGTAATTTCGTAGAAACTCTCACCTTCGGGTAAGGTTATTTTGGATATATACCCGTCAGCGTCATATTGGTAAGCGATCGCGTTATCCACGGCCGCTTCGCCTTCCACGGGCGTGTGGAAGTTCGCCAGGTAGATAGCCCGTGCGCCCGCTATCGCGTATTCACACGCTTTGTTATCCAGACTTTTAGTTAATTTACAACCTGCCATTTTTTATTTTTTATTTCGTTAAAAAAAAAGGGCGGCGCTTAATCACCGCCCCGTTATGATCGCTTATGGCGTTACCGTGTCCACGTCTTCGTTACGCTGGTTAAGTGTTACGGTCGTACCGCGGTCGCTATCTGGTAACTTAACGTCAACCTCGCCTACCTTGGGGTCACGGTTTCCCGTGTTGTCGGTGGCCACCACGGTAACAGGGGTAATGTTCACGCCGTTTACGGTCGTGGTTTCACCTTGGGTCACGGTAAAGCCTGTAGCCGTACCACCGATTTCGGGCGTAACGCCTTCTTTCGTGATAATATTAAACGCTTTACTTTCACCGGCGGCGCGGAATACCAACGAGTTAGGGGCTACCGCCAAATCGTCATTACGCGGTCCCGCTTCCTGGGCTGTAGTAATTTTATCAGACCATATTACCGCTTCGTCTTCAAACGGCATCACGAAGCCCAAGCGCATACGTCCTTTAATCCACACCTTGTTGTCGTTGGGTTTCGGGAATTGCCCCATTTCGATCTCGTCCAAATCGCCTTCGAGATCGGTCAAAAGGAAGGCGTTAGTAGAATCGTACCCGATAAGAGTATTAGCACCGATGCCTTTGACGGGTATAAATTCCATGCCGTTATACCAGATACGTGGGTTTTTCTTGTCAGTGCTGTCTACTTCCCATTCTTCCGCTAAAGAATCATTCTTCTTTTGTTTCGCGATAGCCGTGCGGAGTTTACGGCGGGTTCCATAGCTTCCCAGTATGTAAAGTTCTCCGCGGTCTTCGGCTTGTAATACTTCTTCTGAAAAAGCATCATACACGGATTCCACGGCATCGATAACGTTATCCTTGGTGATAACGGCACCAACTAACTTGGCCGCTTGTATTGAATCCAAAAGCGTTTTTTCCATACCGTTAAACTGGTTCGGGTCTTTGCTTTCGTCACCGCCTACTATCATTTCTTCGATCTCGTTACTTAGGCCTATCGCGATAAGGTATAACGTCGCTTCTTCGAGTTCGGGCGGTAAGCTTTCGTTTGTTGCCCCGGGGGACAGCATGTAAAGCGTGCGTTTGTGTTCCAACTCGTCTATACACTGTTCCAGGTTAATTTTATAGGTCTTAACGCTGGCTTTCTTCTCGGAAAGCTTTATGATTTGGTTAGGCGTCCAAGCGCAATCTTTGCCGTCGATCTGCAAAACCTTGTTTTCCAGGTCGATCATGCTTAACAGTTCGTCGCCTTTAATTCCTGTCAGTACACGGATATACCCACCCTGTATCAGTCGTCCCCCGAACATTGCGCGGGTAAACCATTCGGGGTTTTCCTGCGCCTTGTAACTTAGGGCGTTAATGTTATACATATTTGCCATATTGATATACTTTTTTTTGTCGATTACTATTTTTTGTTTTTCCTCGCGTTTTTACTGCGAAGAACGGCCGCCATTTTCTCGGTATGCGTCATCTCTTCGGGTTTCTTGCCGCCATTACCGCCGCCGTCCACGCCGGGAGTTGCCGGCGGTGTGCTGGGTTGATTTTCCAGTTCGGCGATTTTCGCTTTCAGTTTGGCGATTTCGGTCGCGTTCGGGTTTTGGCTCTTCAAAAAAGCCTTGGCGCGCTCTTTTGCCATTGCCACGTCAGCCTCGGCGGGTTCGGTCCCATCGGCTTCGGGTTGGGTGATCACTAGCATACCGCTATCGTCCACGACTATCACGTTACCGTCTGCTAAGGCGTGTTCGCCCGCTGGCATTTGTTCGCCACCTTCCAAGGTGCAAAAGCCATCTTCATCTACCCATGCTTCGCCGCCTTCGGCCAGTTCAAAAATAAGATAAGGCGTACCGCTGTCGGTTTCGTCTTTCTTCGCTTCTTCGGCCACGGCTTCGGCGGCCGCCTCGCTTTCGCCTTCTAGGAAGGCGGCTACAGAACGGAAAAAGGCGGGTATTCCCTTACCTTTGTTCTTTGCCGGGGTTGTTTCTTCTGCGGCTGTTTTCGTTTTTTTACTCATTTGTACACTGTTAAAATTAAATATACCTTCAAGGGAAAAACCTTTCACGTTTCCCGTTAAAACTTCGGTACGCCAGTATGCGGGGTCTTCTATCTTGTACGAAGCGACTAGCGTACCCGCGGGAAGTTCACCCAGTCCTAACGTCACGGACTTATCGCGTTTAGAATCGTTTACTATCCATAATTCAGCTAAATAATTGCCCTTTAGCGGTTTTTCGTGCTGGTGGGTTGTGGTTGTTAAGGCAACGCCCATGCGCATCATTTTAAGGGCTACGCGTTCGATTTCGGCGGCCGTGAATTTCAAGTAATATTCACCTAACTGGTCGTCGTTCCTGTATATAAGCTGATCGGGAATTAAGACAACCCCCGTTAACATCTGTTTTTGTTTGTCAATTGACAGTTTAACGGGGCGCTGCCTCTTAAGAATCGCGAAATAGCTTTCATTCGCGGGACATTCCACGAATGACATGGCGAAAACGCCTGTATTATCAGTTCCTTTTACTTTAGCTTCGTATACGGGTATCTTTGTTTCCATAACCTAAAGACGAAATTTTTAAAAATCGACTTTAGAAACCCGCTAAATCCTTAACTGTTACCACCTCATCGTTAACGTTGTTAATATCGGTTACAGATACCACGGGTCGGAAGTTGATGCCGTTAATCGCTTCTAGTATTCTGTCTTCATTGGCCCGGCCCGTGTCTGTCACTATCACGGGCGTGGTATCGCCGGGTACTACGCCCAAAAGATCGGATGCCGTGATCGCCCGCGGGGTGTCGTTAATGAAATTAACCAAACTAGCGTTAGCGCCGTAACTTCGTTTATTGACGACAAATTCACCCCCCTCTACCTCGTAGTTCGTTCCTGCAATGGGTACGCCCCCGTTAGCGTGTGAAGGGCCTTTAATTTCGCCCCCGTCGGCCAGTTTGGTAAGTTGCTTGGTCATTATGCCGACTTGAATAGCCCCTGCGGTGGCGACAACGGTCGCTAAAATCGGGCCTAACAACGGCCCGAAAGACCAGGCTTTAGTTACCCCCTGGGCCACGTTTGCGACACCTTGCGCTATGTTGCTAAGTAATTCTACCCGCTTTTGTTTTTTTTCTTTCTTCGCGAGGTCAGCCTCTAATTTCTCTTTCTCTCTCGCTAACCTTTGTTCTTCCCGCGCGGCTTCTTCCCTCGCGTGCATGGAGTCTTGTAATTGTGCTTTTAACGCTTCCGCGGTTCCCCCGGTGGCGGCTTGTAATTGTGCTTCTATATCCTCCACGTTTTTAGCCGCCTGCTCTCTCTGCTTTTGCGCCTCTTCGTATCTCTCGCCCACTGCATCTAGTTGCTCGTTAAGGTCATCTATCTGTACCTGCAGACCCATGTTCCAGGTAGCGAAAACGGAAGAGAGGGCCATAACTGCGGCGTCAGCGTACCCGGTTATTCTGTCAAGTAACTCGCCTATCGCTTGGTGTTGTATTTCCGCCGATTTTTGCGTGTTGTCGGCTTGCTCTGTTTGGGCGTTTTTAATCCTTTCGGTCACGTCTTCCTCGACACGGGCACGTTTCTGTAATTCGGCCTCGTATTCGAGGGTACCTTCCTGTAAGGTTGCCAAGGTTGCGTCGCTGGCTGCCCGTGCTTCATCACGATACCGGATAAGCTCATCGATATATTCGTCCAAAGCGGCGTTAGCGTCTGCTAGATTATTACGGGTTTTCTCTACGTCGATGAGTTCTAGGCCGGTTTTCTCACGTGCAACGGTTTCGCCTATCAGGTTTTCCGCCTTTTTTAGAGCGTCTTCAATGGCGGTTAGTTGTTGGTCGGCTTGCTGGTTAAGTTGTTCGCTGGTAAGACGGGCTAAGGCGATACCACGCGCCTTCTGGGCGTTTGTGATTAATTCGGTAATCTGTTTTTGTTGTTCTTCGGTTAGCGTCTTATCTTCGTCCAAACGCTTTTTATACGCTTCTATTTGCCGATCGTACTGTAAGTTTATTTCGGCGGTCTGGCGATCATTGCTACCGGCGATAAGGGCTAATCGGCTGTCTTCTACTTCCTGTCGTAATGCTAATGCGCGGTCAGCCTGTTCCTTCTCTAGTTTTTCCAGGTCTAAGCCCTTTTGTTTTTCTAGGCTGGTAATAGTTTCATTTAACGCGGTCCTGGCATTTACCGTTAAGTCCTTTTCGGTGGTTAGGCGTATTTTTAAATCTTCTATTTGCCGATCGTAAGACGCTTCCAACGTTCTACGCGCCAGTTCGTCGCTATCCTGGATAAGTTTGATACGGGCGTCTTCGGCACCCCGCAAAATATCCATTTCTGTTTTGGCGGCTTCTTTAGCCTTGTCTAACTTTTCTTTTCGTCGTTTTTCCTCTAATATAGTGGCTTGATCATTTAATTCCCGTAGTCTTGTCAACGCTTCTGCTTCCGCTTTGACAGCTTCGTCCTTTTGTTCTTTTGTAGCTTTTGTATTTGCCTGAATTTCGGCTCTTTGCTCTTCGGCTATTTTAAGAACCTCTTTTGCTGCTCTTCTACGAATAGCAAGTACTTTTTCTTCTGATTCGCCCCTTGCTTCGGCTAAAGATGCTTCTAACTCGGTATCTCTGTTTAATTGTTTTAAAATACGGTTAGTGTAGGCTATTTCTGCATTTAATTTAGCTTGTTCCTTTCTTGCTTTTCCGGAGCCAGAGGCGAAGGCAGCTAACGCACTACCCACGGCAACCAAAGCTAATGCTAAAAGTACGTAAGGATTTGCGGCAGCCACGGCATTAAATATTTTTTGGGCTGCTGTTGCGGCGATAGTTCCCTTGGTACTTGCGACTTCCGCGGCCGTTTTTGCTTTTAATTGCGCCGTTCGTATTGCATCGGTGACAACTGCTAACTTGTTTTGTACTATCCCTTCTTTAAGAATATTGGTATTAACTTGTTGGGCGATTGAAAGAAGGGCTATAATCTTTTGAAGTTGTTGCGCCCGTTTGGCATCTTCTTCGCTTTGTTGGCCAAACATACCCATAAGGGCGTTAGCACCTAAAAGGCCCTGGGCTAATCCCATACTACTCTTACTAACCCCTTCGATACCTTCACTTAGTTTTCCTAATCCCGATAGCGCTTTCTCATAGTTTCCCACGCTATCCCGAAAATTTCCCGTGCTTTCGCGGAGGGTTTTATACTCCGTGTCTAAGGCTTGTATCTGTTGTAAGAGTTCACCGCCTACCGCGATGTCCTCACGTTCGGCTCTACTTAGGCCCTCGTATTTGTTACGAAGGTCAGTAAGTTGCATACCCATTTGTTTAATACTGCCTTCGGCCAATTGGTCAACCTGTATTCGCCGGGTCTGTTCGCGGGTTGCTTCCCTTAGTTCCTGTGTAGCCTTTATTTGCGCATCGTTGGCCCCTTCCTGGGCGGCTTTGATTTTTTTCTGGGTATCCTCCAGCTTTTTCGCCGCTTTTTCTTCTTCGGTAAGGGACTTAGTATGTTTTTTCGCTGTATCCGTTACTTTAACGGTGGTATTACTCACTTTACTTAAAGACGTGTCTAAATTGTTCACGGCGGTTTCCAGCGTCGTGACATCCTTAACGGCCGTGCCTATGCCGTTTATCTTTAGGGTATATTCTTTTTTTCCTGTAGTTGCCATGCTTTGTCTTAGATTTTGCGGATTAGCTTTATTTTGGTTTTATTGCGCCCGGCGGGGTCATAGCCTGATATTTCAGCCACGTGATACAGATCACCGTTAAACATCGCCATGAGTGACCCGTTAAGGTCTTCGTACTGATCGGGTGTTAGGTAGCCTTCTACTTCGGTATAGTGGCTACTACCGTTTATAAGGAGCGTGAAGTAGTTCGTAAGTATAGTTAGTTTCTGGTTCTTGTAATTTAGAATACTTAACCCCGGTAGTTCGTTCGATACCTTGACGATGGACAACGGTTTGCCGTTAAAATCGAAAGTCGTACCCAGATCGTTTAACAGCCCATCGGAGTACCAGAAGCGTGAAGCTAGGTTCGTGTATCGCTTCTTCATGGCGTCGGGGTAGGGTATTTTATTCGTCCAAACCTCGTGCTTGGTTATTACCGCTAACGGTAAAACCGTGTTACCTTTCGCTATATTCTTGAACCAGTTATAGGAAAAAGTACTTTTTTGTTCTAATACTTTTTCTTCGGTTGCACCCGTTTTAAATTCACCGCCGCCGTTATCCTTGGTTAACTCGTATCCTTCTTCCTCTTCATCCACGGTAAAGCCTAGCTTGTACAGGGACGGTAAACCTAGCGGAGTGTTAGATCGGTCATGCACCGAAGCTAAGTTATCCAGGTTGATGAATTGGTTACTAACGGCGGTCTTCGATTGTTTCGCGCTTAGTTCAAACGTCGTTGCGTCGGTTTGAGTGAGTTGCAAATTAAAGGCTTTACAAAAGTTATCTATAAAATCATCGGTTTTCATGTCGGCGGGTAAAAAGCCCACCAGGTTAATACTATCGGTGTCAAAGTTTACCTCGTCGTTCCAGTTCATTGTATCCGTGCCGTTTCCCGCGGAATTGACCTTTAACCAATCTTCGTCTGTCCGGAACGGGGTAAGCGTTAGGTCGAAATAAACTTCATGTACCTTGCACCCCAGTCTATCCTTGTGATATGATCTTAAATAACTTTCGTCCACCACGTCCACCACGGTAAGCAATTCCCCGGCGTTAAGCCAAACCACGCAATTTAATTCGCCTTCGCCCGCGATTTCAGGTTTTAAACTTTCCCCCGAAAATTGCCCCCTACGCGCATAGTTCTCCGGGGAATTATTGACGAGCATTTTAAATTTTTCCGAAGACCCCCAACTCGTGTACTCGTTCTCTCCGACCCGCATAATGGCGTATCTATCGTACCCGTTAGGGTTGTTTATCGCTAGTTTCGTGTACTCATTTTTGGAGATCGACGCGTCCCAAGAACCGCCAGTCTTGGCCACGTTTACTTGTGAAAGCCCTTGGTTTAAGTCCCTGGGGTTTATATCCGATTCAATTTTTTTACCCCACTGGAAGCCTGCTAAATAATTCTCGTTTTGTGCCGGGTCGATAAATAAAATCATCCCGTCATTATACGTTGGTACGTACTTTGGGGTATTGTCAATATCATAAATATCGTTTTGCGGGAGATTATTTTTATACAAAACCCCGTCTATCCCGTTCCCGGATATGCCGAAATCCCCGGTTCCCCAGTCCCGTAGTAATTTTATACCGATAACGGCGGCTGAAAAACCATCCTCGTAACCAACATCGGTTGCCACGGTGCCAACAAATCGTATTCCCGTGTAGCTATCTCGCTCCGTGGTAGACCATGCCGAGAATTTCGCTCCTGCTTTAAGCCGGATTTTGTAATAGCCGGAGGCGGGAACATGTATTTGGCATTGTGTCCAATCCCGATTATCATCCCCCTGTTTCTTGTCTAAAAGAACGTTATTTCCGGGGTCTTCCTGCTTTGTAATAACGGAATTGTTACAATCGAATAAATTGCAGGCGTAAACCTTTCCCCTGTCTTCGTTTATTTCAGATACCCCGTGTTCTAGTTGTGTGCCTTCTCTGTTAGACCATTTGCCCGTTACCCTGATTTTCGCGTGCCGCCCGTAATTCCATGGCTGCGTGTAATCCGTTTCGTTCTTGTAACTCATGTATAGGCGGGTTAGACGTTCGTCATTAAGCGCGGAACCGATCAAGTTATAACCGTGAGATTTGAAAACGTGTTGTAACATTAATAAAGGGTTGATGGACGGCGGTAAGTCCTGCATACCCAAACGCACGTTACTATCCCATGAATCACGTGGGGCATCGTTATCGGCGGGATATTTTGGCAATACCCCGTAAAGCGTGTACGGGAAAATCGCCATTTGCGGGTCGGTAGCTGCTAGAGTATTATAATGGCTCACCCATTCGGCGAAGTCTTTAAATTCTACACGGTATTCGGGATTCTCGTTTAATTTCTTTTCACCGAAGATGTCTTTAATGCTTTTAAGCGCGGGTATGTATAAATTTCCCTTGTACTTGTCGCGTGTTACTTCGGACAAACGGAATAGACCGATAAATACCTGGACACTGTTTATAACAAGTTCGGCTTTATACTCGCGGTTAAATTTGTCTTTAGTTTCTTCGATATTCGCGTAATTAAATATCGCGTGATTATTCGACGTTGGCGGCAACGTAACGCTATAACTGTACTGGGCGTCTTTGGTATTCAGTTCGCCAGGGTTAAGTAACTGGCGGTTTAACCGTACTCCGAAGTCACGGCCCACGTCACAGAGGCGGTTATTTATATATAATTCTATCATTCGCTTAATCGGTATTTAATCGTCGGTTTTTGCATATTCTTGTTAGCCCCTGTCACTTGTAGGGTAAAGTCTTCGATAATTATGTAGTTACCGTCGTTATCCAGAATAACGCGTGCGGCGGCTAATTCTTTAAGCCACGTGGCCACGTCGTCGGTAACGGGTGCGCCCTCAATCGTGAAAGTGTTAGCTAGTGTTGTAGTATAGACTGTTTCGATACTGTCACCTTTTTGGAATAAAGGGGTAACAGTTTTATTATAAGTTTCGATGCGGGGTTTAATTTCATCTTTTATGCTCGCGTCAAAGTTAAAAGCATCCCAACCGCCCAAGCGATTAAGAAATGAAAATTGCCGAAGCACGTGTAAACATTCGGGACGTATCGTGTATTCCAGATCGTTTGACATTAAAGCCATATCACGGGCTAAAGCGACCCGAATAATGCCCGCTGTCGGGTACTGGTCTAAAACGGTATCTATATCTAACTGGCACGTGTTTACTATCGCGAAGTCGGCACGGGCTTTTTCTTGACCGTAGACCGTACCTAAATAATTGTCGCTGGTAGTGTATGCCCGATAGGCGACACGTAACGTGAACTCCGCCGGGATAGTTTCGCCCCTTCGCGGGTCTGAAAAAATGAAATTTAAATACTCCTTTTGTCCCCGGACGTATGGCGTACGCGGTTTATTGGTTAATAGCTTTATAGTGTTTTCGTTGTAAACGTACTGCGATAAGTTTAATTTTTCAGACGTGGGGCCATACCCGTTTAAGACGTGCAACACGTTTGACAGGTAAAAGCTAAAAGAGTTCAGCGATTTAATTTTTGCCATGAAACGGTAAGCCCTAGATGTGCCCGTGTCAAACCAACCGGTTGAACCGGGGGGACGGTTATAATTCCCATACTGTGAAAAAAGGGCGTTTAATTCAAACCACAAGGGAACGCCCGCGTATGTTTTTTGTAACGTGGCGATATATGTACCCGTTGTCCCCGGGGAAAAAGATTTATCATCTTGTCCTAAAAATATGCTGGGGTCGATATATATATCTAAATTTATTTCTGTCGTTGAAGCTTCGCCGCTTATACTGTCATTATTGATTGAAGTTTCGTTCCCCCACGTTATCGAGTACGCGTTTTCTTGTCGCGCTTCTATTCGAGCGTTATACTCGCTTCCGGCTCCCTTGCTTTTTATATACACGACCGGCCCATTACGCGGGATTCCGTTAGTCCAGGTCACGGGTATGATTATTTCAAAATTAGCGGCAAGCCATTTATCTGTTAATAACGCTTGACGGAAATTTTCCAAGACCTCGCTTAATTCGTCCGAGAGGTAATACACCGGGCCGCTCGCTTCTGAAATATCGGTCGTTCCGTTGAAATCGTGATTAACACCCGCGTGGTCTATAATGCTGATCTTAAAGTCTGTCGCCCCTCCAAAAATATTTGGCATTATGGCGACTTCTAAGAATTGTTTTTCAGCCGGTTTACTGGCAAACTGCACGAAGTTCGGAACGGCCGAAAGCGTTATTATGTCGGGTTCGGTAATTATGGCTATATCTTTGCTAACGTATCCCATGTTCTTAATCGTTAAAGAAGTTATCTAAATTATCTACTATCGCATCGTGTAGCTTATCAGCCCAATCGTCTAAAAACAACCCGTCTAATTCCTTATCCATGGTCGCGAAGATCGGCCGCCCTTTGTGACCGTCCCGCCAAATCGCGTAAGATATGGCCCAAAGCGTACCCGCGTCGGTCGGTATCCCGTTTTTAGCCGCCCAGTCTTTTAGGACGCTTATAGGCGGCTTCTTCTTGTACTTCGGCGGGCGCGTCCATTCCAGGTACACGACGTAATGGTTAAACAAAGCCCGTATTACGGGGTCGTCACCGTTAACCTGGTTTATCTTTGTTTCCAGGTCGCCGTGTAAGACACTATCACGCAAAGTGTTTCTGCCCACTTTCCTGTTAGTACTTATCGTGTCGTCTTCCAGGATAACCGCCGCTAAGGCTAACAAGTCGCCGGCTATCTTATTAATCGCCAGTTGTACGCCTTCCTTACTCATCGTCGTTAAATATCGCGCACCCGTTAGGGTTAGTTATTTTAAAGTTTGGTAATCCCGTCTTTTCGCTGAAAATAGCGCACCCGTCAGGGTTAGCTACTTTAAAATCGGGTAGTGCATCTATTTTGGGAAATTGCTTAGACGGGTCAAAGTCTTCGTTACAGCGATTCACGGGGTTTGCCTGCACGATCGTGTAGGTAAATCTAAAACCCGCCGCGTTATTGTCGTAATAGTCGCGAAGGGACACGAACGTGAAGCCGTCTATCTTAAACCCCGTGGACGGGTAAACCTGTTTTATCTTTTCGGCCAGCGTAAGCCCGACGTTAAACGCGGCCGTCTGCACGTCTAACACGTCTTCGTCGTCTTCCGGAATACCTAAAATATCCACGTTACAGGTGTATGATAGCACTTGATTAACGTTTTGCCCGTGTATCGGGTCGTCCAGCCATACAAGCGGGTGGGCTTCGTTCGCCGCCCCCTTTTCATACGCCTTCCCGTAGAAGAAGCCTCTAATTAGCTTATGCTGACGCGCTAGTTCGTGGAAAAAATTAACTATTTGCATTTTTACCGTGTTTTGCTATAAATTGATCTAACTTGCGTTGCGCCGTTTCGGCGTGGTCTTTATCCCCGCGGTATTGCAGGAACGTGAAAACTTCTGTAACTGGTAGCGTAGTAATAGCATCAAAGTCCGATACTTTATTATCTGCCAAATCCGCGATAATCTTATACCAGCCCCAGGACTTAGAAAAGGCTTTATATTCGGGGGCAACTGGGCGTATGCCTGGGCCAGCTTCGTATAAGCCGCTGTACGTCGATCTAACGCGGTTTTGTAGTGTAAAAAAAAAGCCAGCACCGCCAAAACCTTACTAACCGGAAGGGCGGCAAACATCGCCCGCCGCGCTTCGTTATTTTTGTAGTCGTACGCTTCACCCGCGGGGCGGCAAACGATAGCCAGTATATTAGATAAGACGTTTTCGCCTTTCTTCTGCACTTCGTCGGCGTCGACCCATGCGCCTAAACTTAGTTCGTCTTCGATAGGGACGATATAGTTAACCCCGCCGACTTCTACCACGGGGCTAGGCGGCGCGAGGTTGCCCTTGAACAGAAAGTCGATATAGTCGACAATCCTGTTAAACACTTCGGCCGGCCAGCTTAACAGTAAGTCGGCGTCTACCTTGCATATCTTAGCTACCAGCGCCGCCCGTTCGCGTGCCGTTTCGGGCTTTTCCGTGTAAAACGTTTCGTAAAACCCTAACGTAATATCGTCCCAACTTTCGGGAACTTCGATTTTAACCGTGTTGTATTCTATCTGTACCATATCCTAAAGACGAAAAACCGCTTTTTCGTCTTTATTGAAAAGATTAATATGATATGGACGAAGTAAAAGAAGTACAATCGTACGCTATAATCAGTTTAAGCGCGGTCGACGAAAGCCCCGCGTTTCCGAAAGTGTCGGTAAACAAGTCGGGCGGCTGGGTTACGTTCGGTAATAAAAACCTATTCCCGCAAGAAATCATTAACGCGAATAGTAAAAGCCCCGTGAACGCTTCAATTATCGAAAGTACGGTAACCTATATTTGCGGTAAGGGCGTACAGGAAAGTACAAAGGATACCGACGGCTACGTGGGCGTCCCGAATACCACGGAGAGTTGGGACGAGATAATAGAAAAGATCGCCAAAGACTATAAAACGTTTGGCGGCTTTTACTGGCAGGTCGTGGTTAACAAGGGCGGTACAACCGTATCGCTGTTTCACCAGGATTACAGTACCGTCCGTATCGGGCAGATCGACGAAAAGGGCCATCCGCTAACCTTCAAAATATCGAACGACTGGACGAAGACTAGCGGTAAATACAAGCCAATCGAGTTAGACGCCTGGCCGGGTATGGATACCGCGAAGAAGGGCGTAGCCTATCTATATCATTACTGGGACTACGCGCCCGGGCTTATGTTTTATAGCATCCCCGGGTATTACCCCGCTATTGAATACGTGAAGGCCGACGGTACGTTAGGCGTGTTTTATAACAATTCGATTGATAACGGCTTCACGCCTTCCGTTATTATTACGTTTTCATCTAACCCGTCCGAAGAAAAAAAAGCGGCTTTCGAGAAAAGCGCCCGCGAAGCCTTTTGCGGTGGTCGTGGCGCGAACAGCATCTTAACCGTTTGGGGTGAAAGCGGCGACGTCAAAACTAATATATCGCCGTTTAACGCTTCAAACAACGCCGATATATATAACAACGTCGAAGGTATCGTGTTCCAGAAGATTATAAGCGCTCATCGCCTTAGTAGTCCTACGCTGGCGGGTGTATCCGGTTCGGGCAACCTTAGCGGTAACGCTGCCGAAATTATCGACGCTTACGTGCTCTATAACTACACGGTGATCGAGAAACTACGTAACAAGATTTTAGACCACCTTAACAAGTTCACGAGTATAAACGGTACGGCTGATCTAGTAATTGAAGAACTGGACGTGTTACCGAAGATACGCGAAACCGAAACGACGACCGAAGACGTCGTGGTAGAAGAAACCGCGACCTTGCAAAAGAAAGATAATGCCGTACTACGAGCGTTAAAACAAATAGCGAGATTATGGAAGTAGTATTAATTAACGAAGAACTGTTTAGAGAAAACAGCCCGATAAAGGACGATACTATTATCACGAAGTTCGTACCGTATATCAGTATTGCGCAAAAAATGTATATTGAACGTATCTTGGGCAAACCGCTTACCGACGAACTGAAAGACCAGGTAAAGGCGGCCAGTCAGCAAGGCGGCAACGAAATTACACCCGAAAACCAGGCGCTTATACTGATCTTGGCCCCCGCCTTATCATTCTACGCCGTGTACCAGGGTATACCGTTCCACTGGGCCGCTATCGTGAACAAGGGAATAACCGTGAGGGAAAGCGAGAATAGCAAAGCCGTGGATATAAAAGATATAGCCCAGCTTCGCCGCTGGCTTAAAGACGATGCCGAAGAATTTGGTCGTGACCTGATCGACTACCTTTGTCGCTGTCGTGATAAATATCCGCTTTGGCAACCGAGCAAGGGGTGCGGCTGTGGTGGCGAAACGGGCGAAGGGTCAGCACAAAGCCCGTTCGATACTGGGATATTCGTACCTAAAAGACGGTAATGATGTTTTTATTTAGCCACATATTCGATTTGCTTAAAAAAGTCGCTAGTAGTTTTTACGGGTGGTTTTTGGCTGTACTCGGTAGCGTGGGGGCTTTCTTCGCGACTGAAAGGTATTGCTTCTACGTGATTTTAACCGCGATAATGTTAGACGCTCTTTTCGGTACGATCGTGTCGATATATAAAAAGCGTGGCTTTGCACTATCTAAACTCGGTCGTGTCACATCGTTTAAAATACTCTCGTACGGCGCCTCCTTGGTTATTGTATTTATGATTGAAAAGCTAGCACATGACACAGGATTTGTCGCTATTAAGATTGCGGCGGGCTGGGCGGCGGCGTGTGAATTTTGGTCTATGTCGGCTTCTATCCTTATCATTTGGCCCGATGCGCCATTTTTCCGTATAATGCGAAGGCAACTAAAAGGCGAAATAGCCGCTAAGCTGGGTAAGCCTATAGACGATATATTACCCGAAGACGAAGAAGCCGCCAGATAAAGGCGGCTCTTCTTATTTACTCCAAAGAACAAAACCCACGGTTACGCCCACGTACGGCTGTACGCCGTTGGGCCCGTACCCGATACCTGGCCCGGCCGTTAAAGCCCAGCGCGGCGAACGGGTCTTAGTGATCGTATTCGTTATATTCGTGGTCTTCGGGTATATCTCGATACTAACTAACCGTGGCCTATAACCTTCGATAACGGCCGTGTAATCTTCGGTCTTATACGTGTTCCGGGTGATAGGTATAATTACGTCGTTTTCGGGCGTAATTCGCGGCATCGTGTCTTCGTGAAGGGTAACGGTTGCCATGACTGGCGTTATGCCCTCCACTGGCTTCATTCGCGGTCGTATCGTGTCATATCTTACTACCGTGATAATCTCGGGTTCCGGTACGGTTGGACGTATCGTATCACGGATAACCACCGTATCACGTTGTATCGTCGGTTCGGGATATAACGCGGGCGGTCTGATAATGCGTAAGGTAAGGCCGCAAGCAACGGCAACCAGTAACATAACGATTATTGTGCGTGTTTTCATAGGCGTACCCCCGTGTAAGACTTGTTATACAGGATTTGCCGGCGGTTCGCCCGTTTGGTCGTGTACGACAAATGCACGAAGCCGTTATACGCTATCATCTGGTCGAAGTCTAACCCTAGTTCCGTGACTACACGTAACACGTCTATGGGTAGCACTTTTATGTCTTTCGGCAAAAACACGCAATCAGCCGCTTCGCCTTTAACGTGTTGGGAAGTCGCGACACCGCCTACCCGCCTGTTAACTTCGGGAGATCGGTAGCCGCTATTAATCTTGCATCGCCAGCCTGTCGCATCGCAAATAGGTTGTAGAAGGTTTAACACTAACGCCTGTATTGCGGGCTTTACATCTTCGGGTATACCGTTTGGGATACCCGCGGCCGTTGTTGTAACGCTTACTCTAAATTCGGCCATTTTGAAATTACTACTAATTTGTTCCATGATTATCCTCGTATTATTGAAAAATCAAATTCGGTTATTATGTCGCCCAGGTACTTTAAGAATACATACCGTTCGGCGTCTTTGGCGTGATTAAACTTGTCAATTGGCTTACCCGTGTAATCGCCGTTACTATCCTGCATGTAACGGTATCTACGGTTTTCAGCTATGCTGCCTACTGACCTGGCGGTATAGTGTTTCTTGTAGCGGTTCATGATCTGGATACCCAGTCGGACGCTATCGTCGCCCTTATCGGCGGGTACCACGGTTAGCCCCGCGTTTTGCAATTCCCTAATACTTTTAGGTTCGGCGTTATCGGCCACCACGGTAACGTGGCCCAGGCCCGCGTCTTTAATCCGTTTCGCTATATCGGGGTTAGTTAAGTTCGTTTCGTATATAATTTCGTCTATCCAAGTTTCACCGCCAGACAGGCGTACATGTTCGGCGGCGGTCGGTGCGCCATACCCGAAGTCCAGGCCGATATATTCTTTCTTAAAATCTTTAATCATATCGCCGACTATGTCCCAATTCTGCATTATCTGACCCTCATAACTTCCGGTTTCACCAAGGATGTACACGCGGCGATAGTTTTCGTCTATACTTCCCTGGTATTCAATTTCGGCGATCTGGGCGGCCGTTAACATATCGTTATCTTTGTACGTGCTATGTATTAATTCGCTATCCGGGGCGGGCAGTACTTTATCATCTACCCAAAAATCATAGAGGGGGTTATAGTCAAGTATAACTTTTTCGCGGGTACGCGTTGCTAACTGGCGGTACACGTCAAACGGTACGTTTATACACTCGTTAATAAACAGAATATCGCGAGCAGGCCCCGCTACTTTGCCCGGCGTATCAGCCCCGAAAAATTCAATTTCGCAATTGTTCACGCGATAAATCTTATCGGTCGCATTCCAATTGTTTTCATCCCAAAGGTTATCTGCCTTTAGCATAGTTTCAAAATCCCGGATACACCCGCGTTTCAGGTGAGGTAGCGATTCAGACACGACCGAGATAGTGCGGGGCCTCTTAGACTTTACGGCAATGATATACAACAATTGAAGTATAGACCACGTTTTGGATGAACGTGTACCGCCCTTGTTGACGATCGTCCGGATGCCGGGGCGAATAAAGGCGGCTAAATTTTTTTTAAAAACGTTCGTGGTTTCCATTATATCAAAACCCCTACCGTGAAACCGACAATAACGCCAAACAGGAATACGCCTCCTATCGCCGCGTATAGCTTACAAAACAATCTTTCTTCTTCTATCATAGCAAGTCTTCTAATTCGGTCAAGTACCCGTCTGTTTCGGCATCGCGCACGGACACTCTAACGACGGGCTGGTTACTCGTCACGTTCACGTTATCGGATAAGCCGTTAAGCCTGTTTACCAGTTGCGGGGCGTACTGGCCCACCGCCGCCCCCTCGATTTGCTCGGCTTGTATCGTTTGCTCTATCCTCTCGATCATTTCCAGTAATTCTACTTCGGCGGCGGTGGCTTTCCCCTTGTCTATCTTTTCACGAAGATTCGCTTTAGCGGCCCTAAAGTAACCGCCGGATACTCCCAGGTAACAGGTTAGGCCGTGCATGGAATACATGCGGAGTAACGGTATTTCGGCTTCCTCGTAATCGCCCTTGTACTTCACGAGTTCCACGCTAGGACGGGGGTGGCGATCGCACCAGTCGAAATACTTACAGGCTTCGTCCCAAAGTAAGGCAGCATCGCTAAATATTTTATTCCGCCCGTGTTTAGTCCGAAGCCTCCATAGCTGTTTGCCTGTTAATCGTTCCATTTAATTACGTTAGGTCTTCTACTTCAATACGGCCTTTACTGCCTACCTGTACTACAATCGTTTCGCCGCGCGCCGTGGTGTATTTGCCTGGTGCTACCTTAGTACCGTCGGGCCAGCTCACCGTACCTTTTGTCTGGTCTTCTTCGCTCACGGGGGTTAGGTCGATCGGCGCACCTTCTTTCATAGGGATACGAACTACACCAAGCGCGGGTGCGGCGTATCGCGGGTTGTTCGGGTCGGTATCAGCGTCGCCGTTTTGCCCTGTTCGGTCGCAGTCCTGGGCTTTACCGTCTTCGCCTGTACCTTCGTTACCAACGGGCGGCGTTTCGGGCTTAGGGGTGTTCGCCTTCGCGTATTCGTCATATCCTTTAAGCCAGTCGCGGAGCGCGCGAGCCCGGTTACGCAGGCAGCTACTACAGGTTTGCGGCGTTTCGCGAAGCCCGAAGGCGGCGTTATGGGCCGCGTAAACTCTCGACACGCTGTACGTGTGTTTGTCGGCGTCAGCGATCACGTTCTTAACTTGTTTAACCAGTTCGGGCGTTACCTTGCTGTAGTCCACGCCCTTCTTTGTTTTAGTCATAAATTCGGAATTTTAATTTTATGTATAAATAATTTATAAAGCCCGCCAGAATACCCACGCCGGTAAGGCCGTAGGTCACGGTGAAACGCGTGTCCGGGTTATCCGCTCCGGGGAAGAACGGGGCGGCGTCAAACGCCAGAACCACGCCCAGGATAACGTTAAACCAGAACGACAAACACGGCCGGCACGTGAACGGTTTAAAGTTCAACGGCAGCCTTATAACCTCGGTAAACAACCAGCCTAACGTGTAGGCCAGTAACGCGCTCAACGCGACTATCGCGGTAACGCAGATTAAAAATATCAATGTTCCCATGCCATAAAGACGAAAAAACTAAAAACCGACTACGCCGGATAGTAAATAATAGCGCCGTTCGCCGAAGCGTTTAACCAGGTCTTTTTTAATTTGACCTATAACGGGCCATATCTTGGTGGCGGGGATTCCCAATATATTAGACATCCGCTTGTACGATATATCGGGCGACAACCCTACATAAATTTCAAACAGCGATACCGCTACTTCGTCGTAACTTTTGCGTACGTATTCCAGCACTTCGGTATTAATCGTTTCTACAACTTCTTCGTACGTGTCACTATCGAAGTCCGAAGCGGGTAGGTTTTCTACTATGCGTTCGTCCACTTTGCCGACTATAGGCGTCTTCTTACTATCCAGGAAAGTAGCGCGGTACGTCTGTAAGAAGTAGCCTACGTTATCTTTAACTGAAGTACCGCGCCGCGCGATAGCATCGTACGCACGTAAAAACGCATCGGTAAATAAGTCTTCGTCATACTCCTGTACGAGATACCGTAATTTATCCATATTAGCGCCGTACCAATCCATAAAAGCGCGGGCCTTAGCTTCGTTTTCAGGCGATGCGTCTATAAGTTCTTTTCTTCGTCCCATGATATTTATTCCTTAAATCCTTTATTTCGTTCATTAAAAACGTCTGGTTACTATCCTTAGAAGCCAGGCGGCGGCGTACACGTGTATCGCGCGTACCCTTAACTATAAGTCGGTGTACGTATATTTCTTTAAGCTGGCCGCGGCGCAACAGACGTGCCACGGTTTGCTGGTAATGTTCTAAGTTCCATGTAACGGAAAACCAGACCATACGGCGACCGCCAAACTGCAAGTTTAAGCCGTGGCCGGCTCCTGCCGGGTGTATAAGTAGTAGCCGTATTCTCCCGTTATTCCAGTCGTTAAAGTCTTCAATCGTGTTTTTGCCCTTGCGTAGTTCGCAGGCGAACGGGAAGGCGGTTTTTATCCGTTCTAACTCGTGCCTGAACTGGTACACGACTATAAAATTTTCGTCGGGGTGTCGCGCCAGTAACGCACCTAACGCATCAATCTTTACCGTGTTTACCTCGTGCCAAACACGAGGGGCGCGCTTGTCTACACGGTCTTCGTAAATTGCGCCGCTACTTATCTGTAGTAGTTTATTGGTTAGGTCGGCCGACGTCTTAACCGTTACTTCGCTATTGTCGAAAAAATCTAAGGCGTATTCTTTTTCTAGTTGATCGTATATCTCTCGGTCGAACCGGGCTAACTCTAATTCTTCGTCTACCGTATGAAGGTCGGGTAGTTTAAGATAGTCGCGCGTCTGCATTGATAATGCTATATCTTTTATCTTCTGGGCTATCACCTTCGGCGCCCCCGGTCGGGGTATGTACTCGTAAACTATCATACCGTCGCCGCGGGTGGTAAAGTATTTATCTAAGTATTTACCGAAGGTATCGCCTAAGCGTTTACCGTCGTCTAATAAAATCATTTGCGCCCATAGGTCTATATACCCGTTAGGCGAAGGTGTACCCGTCATACCTATACGATAATCGACTTTACTGTTATCTAAGGCGCGCCGTAATTTCTTAAAACGTTCGCTATCACGCCCTTTAAATAAACTTAGTTCGTCGATAACTAAACAATCGAACGGTAACGATCCTAACCAAGGCCCGTAAGGTTTACCCGTGAATCGGCTTACACGTTGGTACATGTACTTATCAATTAACCAGGCTAAATTATCCACGCCTATTATAAATATTTCGGCGTCAGCCTGTAGGGCTTTTTCGCGTTGTTGTGCCGTACCCGCTATCACGCTATAGCGCGTACCTTCCAGGTGCGACCATTTCTTTAGTTCCTCGGGCCATGTAATGCGGGCCACCTTATCGGGTGCAACTACCAGCGTCTTAGTTATAGCCGCTTCGCGATAGTGCATTTCGTAAAGATATGTAAGGACTACCACCGTTTTACTAAGGCTCATACCCAAGAAAAGGGCGGCGCGATTATTAGCGTAGATATGGTTATACGCTTCTATCTGGTGTGGGTCTGGCTTATATATCATAACGTCAAAATAAAACCGTCTATACTTTCGTAACTATCTAATACTTCTACCCTAAAGCCTAAGCTGCGCAGCCGGGCGTGTACCTTCCTTTGTATCAGCCTGGGCGTTTCGCCCGGTGCTTTGGTTTCGACGAAGACGACCACGCCACCAGGTAACAACACTACACGATCGGGAAAGCCCCGAAAGAATAGCGGCGGGAACTTTACACAAAGGCCGCCCAAATGTTCGACGGCTTCGACTAAGTAATTTTCTATCTTCTTTTCCATAGGCAACCAAACAACTTAAATTCCTATATATTATACACGGGCGTTTTTATTGCGCGTATTGACGCTTTTTCGCCTGTTTCGTCTATTTATTTACGTTTTTACTATTATGCTATTTTTTTGGTTGTTTGGTTGTTGTCCGTTTTTAGCCGCTGTTTTACTGTAAGTTAAGCGACAACCAAAGACAACCAAAGGCGACAACCAAAATTTTTGGTTGGCAACCAACAACCAACGTGCCTATTTGGTTGTGTCATTTGGTTGTTGGCTTACGTACGCTTTTTGGTCGCCGTAATGCCTAAACCTTAGTACACCGCCGTAAGGCTTCCAGCCGCGTATAGCCTTCATTATTCGGCTTATCTCGTAGCTATCCCGACGGGTGATACTGTTAGGGTCTTTGCCTAAACATTCCGTCCATATTTCCAGTAAACACACGCGTTCCCGTTTAACCGTTCCGCGGTTGTTTTCGTCTTGTAGCCAGTTGCGACGCTGGTACGGGTCTAACGTGTCCCAGTTCGTCGGTAACAGCCTTTCCAGGTATTCGCTAACCAAGCCGCTACGTTCGTCTTTCTCCAAGTGTTTATCTTGTATCACGCGGGCTTCTTCTTCTAGGCCGTCTTCGGCCAAGTAAAGCGGTTCACCCTGGGCGTAACGTTCCTTCGCTTCGGCCCATAACTGGGCTACGGTCGCGGGGGTTAAATACGTTTGGAAGTTAGTAGCACCCCGTGCGCCTTTGCAGTTCACCACCCAAAAGCGGCGATTACCTGTAACATCGCGTAAAAAGTCTTCTTCGTTGGTTGTGCCGAAGAAGACGCAACGCCGCGGGAAGTGTTCTACGCGCTTACCGTACGCCACCCTAAAGCGGTCTTCTTTCTTCGCGACGAAGTGTTTAACCGCGTCGACTTCTGCACGGCGAAGCCCTGCCAGTTCGCCCAGCTCTATAAGCCAACTACCCTGTATTTGCTCTAAGGCTTCCTTACCCGTTAAGGTCTGCATACTATCGCTAAACCAGTCGCCGCCCATTTTGGCAAGGGTCGTACTTTTGCCTATACCCTGGTCGCCGACGATCACTAACACGTAGTCGTACTTACAGCCAGGTTTATAGATACGGGCCACGGCCGCGGCGAAAGCCTTACGAGTAACCGCCCGCGTATAGGCGCTATCGGTTGCGCCGAATAGGTCTATAAACAAAGTGTCTAAGCGTTCCGTACCGTCCCAGGTAACGGCGTCTAGATAGTCGCGTACGGGGTGGTAACTGTTACCGCGTACCACCACGGTAAGGGCGTCGGTTATCTGGCCTTTGCTGGTAATATCGTAGCACCGTTCCATGTATAAGCGTAATTCGGCGTCGTCGGCGTCCGATAACGGGCGCGGGTATTTGTGTACGTTTCTATCCCAGGGTAAGCGCTTAACGGCCGTTTCGCGTTGCTCGAACTCGTTAAAGCCGAAACAGCCTTTTAAGTTTTCGTCGTTGTTCAGAATGATAACCGCGTTATTAATGGTATTCTTTATTTTACCTTGTTTGCCTTCGGTTTCTAATTCGGCTACCCAGTCGTCGACCGTGGCGGTCTTTACCGCTTCGGCTTCCAGTTCGTCGTAGTCGTCCGCGGCCTTACCGCGTCGGGCGCGTACGATCTCTTTTTTGACAGGGGCCAGCTTACCCGCGAAGTCGGCCATAGCCTTAAAGCTGGGTAACTTCGTCGGTTCGGTGTCGGGCTTCGCTTTGTCGTCCAGGTCGCCGAACTTATGAAGCCTAACCAAGTCGAAAGCGTTACATAGTTTACCGCTTATTACGTCGGTGGCGTGGTGCGAAAAGGCTAACTTATTATCGTAGACGATCAGACCGCCCGACGTCGAAGCCCCTATAAGGCTGTAGCGGTCGTCGCCCAGTTCTTCACACGGGGTATATACTTCGTCCAGAAATTCAGCCAGAGCGTCGTGCATCGGGTACGCCCGACAAAACGCGCCTATGATACCTTCTTTTTCTTCGGGGTCTTCTACCTTATCGGCGGTACTGTGCTTAACGGTATCCTTAACCCGTGAAGACACGGGCCAGGTAGTCGGGTCGCGCCAGTCGGGCAATTCAGCTAATACTGCGTCGGCGTCCATAACGGGGCCGTCCGAATATTGAAAGACGTATTCGCCGTCCTTACTGGTGGACGGGTAGTACATAAGGCGCGTAGGCTGGTAGGTCGTGTCGTCGAAAGCGTCGATACCCAGCCACGACGCCACGACGCGCGCGATCGCTTCGTATTCGTCTGGGCTTACCTTACGGTTAAGCGGGAAACAGATACGAAAGCGCGGGTCTTCTTTGCGGTGTTTGTGCGTGGTGTACATACACCCCGCGTATTCCAGTAACCCGAAGTCTATCCATAAGTCCAGGTCGCCGTAGTCTACGTCCAGGCTAACGATCTGGCGGTAATCGACGTAACCTTTCTTACGCCGACCTTCCCGAAGGTAGCCGCCGACAAAGCCGCCGACGTCCTTAATTTCGTCCTGTTTGTCCTTACTGTAGCTAAAGTATTGCTTTAGCGTTTCGTTAGTACGTTCGGTCTGGCTTAGCGTATTAACTAAGTCCTGCCAGGTCGTACGCTTGTTTTTCCACTTCGCCGCCCTTCGGGTGTTGGCGGTGGCTATATCCAGGGTGATATTATGTTTTAAACTTATCATATCAGCATATCTACATTTATGTAGTTAAAAATATGTGCGATCGTATCGACGTTCCAACCGTTACCCAAAGCCTTATACCTACACGTCTTAGGTATCATTTCGGTATATCCGGCGGGTAGGCCCTGTAGTAATTCGCATTCTTCCGGCGTAAACTTTCGTATCAGGTATTCGCCGTCCGGAATAGAAATTTTATAAGGCTTTACGCCTTTCTTATTTTGTATCAATATATACATTGTTCTGCCAGCCGGATACGGTAATAGGCGGGCTTTTTTCGGTAACAGTAAAGCCGTCTTTGTTGTAACCCCTGGGCCTTTGATACAGTACGACGGGTTCGGCAACCATTGTACGCTGTTTCCTTTCTAAGCTATTCCAGATAACCGCGCCGCCATAACTGGCCGTTAACGCCATACTTTTATTACCGTGTATACCGTAACTGTTTTTAAGAATATCGGATAGAATTATATTGCGGTCTTCGGGTTGTTCTATACCTGGTATGTTAGTCCAGTATAACCGCTTCCGGGTCTGTGCCGATACTAAAGCGCTATCGATCGATATAGGCGTTACGCCTAAAGTCTTCGTTATCGTTTCTTTGGCTTCTTTCGGCATACCTACGTTATTTTCGACTAAGAAGTAGTGCGGCTTAATAACTTCTATCGCTTCGGCCAGATACCAAAAAAGCGAACTTCGCTTACCTTTAAGCCCTTTTCGTTTACCCGCTAAACTTAAATCCTGGCAGGGAAAACCGCCCATAACAATATCAAAGCCTATAAATTCGGTAAAGTCCCTACCTACTACAGACCCGCGGTGTTCTATATCGGGCCGGTTCCATTTACTACAGTTAATAGCGCTCTGGTCTATCTCAAACGCGACGTAGTGCGACACGGGTATCCCCGCGCGTTCCAACGCCACACGGCCGCAACTAATACCATCAAATAAACTAACTATCTTCATACTTCGTGATTAAAATGCTTCGCAACTCTCACTACACCCGTTATATACTTCTAAAGTCATTACTTTAAGTTCGGCTTTTATTTCGTCGTCGGTCAAAGCCGAAAGACGTAAAAGGTGTTTAGCCGAAAGGTTATTACGAAAGAAGTGTACGGGCGTATTATTTTGATTTTTACGGCTTTCTGGTATATAGTAACTATACTTCCTTTCCATATCGGCCCACCAGGTAAAGCGGCCAGGTTCTTCGCGGGCTATCCTTATCAGTTTAGCGATTGATTTTTTGTAACAACAATCGCAATTACCCTGGTATTCCTCTAATTCTAACGTGAAGGGCTGGGCTTCCCAGAAGGCGTTAATTTGTTCTTTTCGAGTAGGGAATATGTTTACAAGCGGGTATATTATACCTTCACGCTTCCAACGTGGGTTAATCCGGTCTATTTCGTCTACACGTATACCGATAGCCCGTTTACACTTACGAAAGCCCATACTACGTAAATAAGCGTTTATCGTGTAGGTTTTTAATTCGCGTGTACACATCGGGGCGTTTATTGTACTTATACCGTGTTTTTGTATACTGGCTTCAAACGGTTCGCCATTACGGGCGGCGGTTTCAAACGTTACCACTTTAGCCGTAACGCCCTTTCGGTACCGTGGGTTAGTTACCCCTTCAATCCAAACCGTATTAAACCCAAAGTGTATATCGCAATAATGTACAAAGCGTAAGGTTTCTTCACGTTCTTTGCCCGTATTCGCGAAGACGACGACAAACCTAAAGCGGTTAGAATATTCGTCTATAAGCCGTTTTGTCATGTATGCCGAAGTCTTACCACCCGAAAAGGCTATTATTATATCTTTCTTCATGCTCTTTTCCGGTATGATTTCAATAAAACGAAGAAGGCTATAACCAGAACGACCGCGATTAAAAACGGTATCCAGATCGGCGCGGTAATCCACCACCACGACCAGGCGATAACGCCCGTGAGTTTTAACACCGTGAAGATCACGAAAGCGGCTAACGTGCCGTAAAACCCTATCCAGTAACTTTTATTCATATTGCTAATATTTTTACAGTTTCATAAAACAAAGCCAAACCGTTTTAGACTGCTTACCCGATTTATGGCCGAATAGCGGTTCGTGCTCAATGGCTTTTAATATTTCGGGTATTGTAATTCGGGTTTCGTTCCACTTAAAAATAAGTACCCCGTAAGGTTCTAAAACCCGCATACATTCGTTTATACCTTCCCGTATTACTCCTTTCCAGTCCTTCGGAAGCACCCCGTATTTTTGGGCTACCCAGCTATTTTTACCCGCGTTTTCTAAGTGTGGCGGGTCGAAAACAACCAGCTTAAACGAATTGTCTGGAAAGTCCATTTTTGTAAAATCTGAAATTATATCGGGCTTTACTTCC